ATATTAACTATTAGATGTATATAGCCTGTGGGGGGTTTATTCCCTTGCAGGCTCTTTTTTTATGCTCTGATTTTATTTAATTTTTACAAATCCTCAACTTCGACCTGTTCCCGCGGCTATTAGGTAGGAGGTGATTCTAAGTGAATCAGAATGAGGATAAAAAAGTCATGAAGATCTCGGATGAGCTTATAAACAAAAGCATCGAGTTAAAGAAAATGTCACAGGAGCAGCTACAGCGTGAGTTTGATTATATTCAGGCAGAGAAATTACTTAGAAAGATGCTCCAAAAAGGTTTAATAACGGAAGCAGAATTCAACAAGATAGACGCACTCAACCGCCAAACTTTCTCTCCTTTTTTAGCAGAGATAATGCCCTGAAGTCGTTGATATATAAGGGTTTCAGAGGTAATATGTGACCTACCAAGAAGGAGGTGAGGCGATGAAAAAGATAACGAAAATAGAAGGAAATCAAGATTATATTTTTAAGCCAAAAACACGAGTAGTTGCCTACTGTCGAGTTTCTACAGATAGTGATGAACAACTAGTCAGCCTGCAAGCACAAAAGGCTCATTATGAGACCTACATTAAGGCAAATCCAGAATGGGAATATGCAGGCTTATACTATGACGAGGGTATCAGTGGTACGAAAAAGGAGAATCGCTCTGGCTTACTTAGAATGTTATCAGACTGTGAAACCAGAAGCATTGACTTAATTATTACAAAGTCCATCAGTAGGTTTGCTAGAAATACTACAGACTGTTTAGAGATGGTTCGTAAACTGATGGACCTTGGGGTTCATATTTATTTTGAGAAGGAAAACATTAATACAGGGTCAATGGAAAGTGAATTGATGCTCTCCATTTTAAGTGGCCTTGCAGAGAGTGAGTCAATTTCTATTTCAGAAAATACTAAATGGGCAATTCAAAGACGATTTCAAAACGGAACATTTAAAATTTCCTACCCACCCTATGGCTATCAAAACATTGACGGTCGCATGATAGTAAATCCTAAGCAGGCTGAAATTGTGAAGTATATTTTTGCAGAAGTATTATCCGGCAAAGGTACACAGAAAATTGCAGATGATCTTAATCGAAAGGGTATACCTTCAAAAAGAGGTGGTCGTTGGACAGCTACTACCATTCGTGGAATGTTGACCAATGAAAAATATACTGGCGATGTTATTTTGCAAAAGACCTATACTGACAGCCGTTTTAACAGGCACACCAATTACGGTGAGAAAAATATGTACCTAGTAGAAAATCATCATGAGGCAATTATCAGCCATGAAGATTTTGAAGCTGTGGAAGCTACTCTCAATCAGAGGGCAAAGGAAAAAGGAATCGAAAAGCGCAACAGTAAATATCTAAACCGATATTCTTTTTCCGGTAAGATTATTTGCTCGGAATGTGGCAGTACCTTTAAAAGACGGATTCATTCATCTGGAAGAAGAGAGTACATTGCTTGGTGCTGTAGTAAGCATATTAGCCAGATAACGGAATGTTCCATGCAGTTCATACGAGATGAAGATATAAAGACTGCATTTGTTACGATGACGAATAAACTCATTTTTGGTCACAAGTTCATATTAAGGCCACTTTTGAATGGGTTACGCAGCCAGAATAATGCAGAGAGTTTTCGTAGAATCGAAGAGTTGGAAACCAAGATAGAAAACAACATGGAGCAAAGTCAGATGCTGACGGGCTTAATGGCCAAAGGATATCTGGAACCTGCTCTGTTTAATAAAGAAAAGAATTCATTGGAAGCAGAAAGAGAAAGTCTTTTTGCGGAAAAGGAACAACTTACCCATTCTGTCAACGGAAATTTTACAAAAGTAGAGGAAGTTGACCGACTTCTTAAGTTTACGACTAAGTCCAAAATGCTCACAGCCTATGAGGATGAGCTGTTTGAAAATTATGTAGAGAAGATTATTGTCTTTTCACGGGAGGTAGTTGGGTTTGTATTAAAATGTGGAATCACACTGAAAGAAAGGTTGGTGAATTAGATGGGTCACACACCCTTTGGATATAGAATTGAAGATGGAAAGGCTGTTGTAGATGATAAAGCAGCAGAACAAGTAAAAGAGTTATTTTCAGGTTACTTGTCAGGATTATCTTTGAAGAATGCTGCAATAAAAGCTGGGATAGATTGCTACCATGCCACAGTAAGTAGGATGCTACAGAACAAGCAATACCTTGGAGACGAATTCTACCCTTCAATTATTGATGAGGAGATATTTGAAAAAGCAAGGTTAGAAAAACAAAAGCGAGCAGAAAAACTCGGAAGGATATGGGAGCCTAAAGATGTACCGAAAACGGATTATCCTGTAAAGTTCAAAGCAAAACCTCTGGTACAAAAATATGACGATCCATATAAGCAGGCAGAATATGCTTACAGTTTGATAGAAAGTGAGGTGTAACCAGTGGCAGTTAGCAGGAATGTAACAGTAATTCCAGCAATTAAACGAATCGGAAATAATAAAAATAGGGAGAGTAAACCCAAAATACGAGTGGCAGCTTATTGCCGAGTTTCAACGGATAGTGAGGAACAGTCCTCAAGTTACGAAATTCAGATTGAGCATTATACAAACTATATCAAGAGGAACAAGGAATGGGAATTGGCAGGTATTTTTGCGGATGACGGTATCACTGGTACCAATACGAAAAAGCGTGATGAATTTAACCGCATGATTGAGGAGTGTATGGCAGGCAATATTGACATGATCATCACAAAATCAATCAGCCGATTTGCCAGAAACACGTTGGATTGCCTTAAATACATCCGTCAGTTAAAGGATAAAAACATCGCTGTATTCTTCGAGAAAGAGAACATCAACACCATGGATTCTAAGGGTGAGGTGCTACTTACCATTATGGCATCACTTGCCCAGCAGGAAAGCCAGTCCTTAAGCCAGAACGTTAAGTTAGGTATACAATATCGTTATCAGCAAGGTGAGGTTCAGGTCAACCATAAGCGTTTCCTTGGATACACTAAGGATGAAAACAAGCAACTGGTGATTGATCCAGAGGGTGCTGAGATTGTTAAACGGATTTACAGGGAGTATCTTGAGGGTGCTAGCCTTTTACAGATAGCCAGAGGGCTAGAAGCGGACGGTATTCTTACAGCAGCAGGCAAAGCTAAATGGAGACCGGAAACACTGAAAAAGATACTGCAGAATGAAAAGTATATCGGTGATGCCCTTCTACAAAAGACATACACAGTTGATTTCCTTTCTAAAAAGCGAGTAAAGAATAACGGTATCGTTCCACAGTATTATGTAGAAAACAGCCATGAGCCTATTATTCCACGCGAGCTTTTTATGCAGGTTCAAGAAGAGATGGTTCGAAGAGCGAATCTCCGAGGAGGTAAAGGCGGTAAAAAGAGAGTCTATAGTAGTAAGTATGCTTTATCAAGTATTGTTTACTGTGGACAATGTGGCGATATTTACCGACGAGTACACTGGAATAATCGAGGTTACAAGTCTATTGTTTGGAGGTGTGTCAGTCGTTTAGAGGAAAAAGGCTCTGAATGTACGGCTCCTACCATAAACGAGGAAACATTACAGGCAGCAGTGGTTAAGGCTATTAATGAACTTTTAGCTAACAAAGAACCCTTCCTATCAGTGTTACAGAAAAACATAGCTACCATCCTCAATGAAGAAAATGATAATACCACCGATGATATTGATAGAAAACTGGAAGAGTTACAACAACAGCTCCTTATACAAGCAAAATCAAAAAATGACTATGAAGATGTGGCTGATGAAATATATAGACTTCGGGAGTTAAAGCAAAATGCACTTGTAGAGAATGCAGATCGAGAAGGGAAAAGGCAACGAATCGCTGAAATGAGTGATTTCTTGAATGAGCAATCCTGCGAGTTAGAGGAATATGATGAGCAATTAGTAAGGCGGCTAATAGAAAAAGTAACGGTATTTGATGAAAAGATGAATATTGAATTCAAATCAGGAGTCGAGATTGAAGGAAGGATATAGATTATTGAGTTAACCGCAATTAAGGAAAATATCGCCCTTTGGCGATTTTTCCTA